CGACAAAAGTGGTGGTGTATGTGGGAATTGTGATTGGGATGACCCTGTGTTGGGTCAATCCTTTGAAGAGGAAGGAACCAGATGAAGTATAAAGTGTTTAGAAGTTACACAGTATGCGAGATGCATGTGGTGGAAGCCGATGACGAAGATGCCGCAATTAATTTAGTTGAAGGTGATATCGAAGACTATTTCGTTAAGAGTTACGATGGTGACTACGACCGCGATGAAAACCATAAAATTATCTATAATGTGGAGGAAGTATTAGGTGAATAATATTTTTGTAGATAACCCGTTCATCCGCTGCCCCGAATGTAGCGGAGAAGGGGAGGTAAGCGCAGAGCGAGCAGTCTGCATGAGTAACGACAACCCATATGGGTACTTGGAAGAGTACAAACGAGAGTGCGATAATTGTGGGGGGCTTGGCGAAATCGAAAGGGATTATGATGATTGAATTTTTTACAGCTTTGATTTGGATTTTGTGGAGGGAGTGTGATGGATAATTTTAAATTTGATGCAGATGAATCGTTTAATGCCGCGTTAAAAACTATGGGCCGATTTTTGGAAGATCATAACGAGGAAGGACCGATGGCTACAGTTAGTTTGGCGAGAGCCTTGGGCGGATTGTTGGTGCTAACAACATCAGAGGATCAGCGTGATATGGCTTTAGGCACTACGATCAGCCAATTATGTGATACGTTCACTGATTTTTTACATATGGAGGCTGAGGTCGATGATTGAGTATTTCACGGCGTTGATCTTGCACTACGAGTTGCAGGGCAAAGAAGTCGAAGCGGTGGTGTGGTTTGAAACCGAAGCCGACTGCCAAGCGGTGATGCAGAATGATATTGCAGCGCCATTGTACGACGAGTTGTATGACTTGTACGGCAATAACATAATGATGTTCTGCGAAGTATCGGAGGGCGTCTCAAATATAATCAGGCCGAAAACACGGCCAACACAGGAGAATAACTAATGGCACTTACATATTCAGCATTCCAAACTTTTGCAGAGGTGGAGCATCACTACAATGCTGTCAAACCTTTGATATCGAAATGCCACACCAAAGCGGAAGATATCCGACCCATCGGGGATCGTAAGCGTAAGTGGGAGCGCATCGTTAAACTCAGCGATTACTGTTATGCGTTGGTTGACGGGTATTGCTATGGCGACTCCGTGTTCAAAGCGTGGGGCACCGACAGAACCCCTACCAAAGCGGATACCGAATTTTATGCTGCTGTCGTATGGCGCAAGCATCGTGACGGAACCACAAGCGTTAAGATACGCAACGGTACAGGGCCGTGGAACCATGTCAGTAGGTATTCGTTCCTAGAACGTCACCGACCGAGAGGTATGTACTTCCTAGTGTACAACGGGAAGCAGTATATCAATCTATCTAGTAGGTACGGCGATGACGATAGGCATTTCCTAGCCAAAGGCAAAACCGTGCCAAAAGAAGTGGAACCCCATTGGAAAAAGTGGACTACACGCAAAGACAACACGGCGTTAGCCTTCAAGCTAACTCCTGACGGGAAGTGGCTACGTGATCCAGAAACAGGCGAGGATGTGCCGACACCACCGCGTGTCAACAAAGAGTTGAAAGCCAAGTTCAAGGAGCCGCTGAGAGAGTTCTTTGAGTGGGGCATGACAATCGCAAACATGCTGCCGCTTACGGATAACGACTACATCCGAAAGATGCGCACCGAGGCGTATGACTATTATTCAGAAACAGAGGGCACAGGGTTCATACCGCGCAGACCAACCAGAGATACCTACAACGTGAAGAATTGTAGGAGTATCATCACCGACCCCGAACACCCGCTGCGCCTACCTCTGTTTGTAGAGTTCGCGGAAACCACAGCCGATGGGTGGTGGCAACACGCCTCTTACAAAGTGCAAAAAGTAGAGACGAAGGAGGATCTGTCAGCAATACGAAACAAATACAATAACTGGGTGAACAAGCACCTTGGTTTCAAATCATAATATAAAAATGGAGAATGACTATGGGATACAGCCCGTACTTAACATCAGAAGCGATGAAACAGGCAGAGAACAATAGCTATGTGGAAAATGAGGTAGCTAGGTTCGCAGATGCTGTGGCCGCTGCACTAAAAGCAAAGTGGAGCTACAAGCGTAGGAACAGCGTTTGGATCTATCGTGAGAACGAAATCTATGCGCTAGGTTTTGTGGGTTACGGCGACTTCACTGATAAAGCCAACGGAAATGTTGCGTATATTGTTCACAGTCGCAACATCGAAAACTGTAGGTACAACGACTACAACGCACAGCACTACATGTCGTTTGCCAAGCATTTCGAGAAGGGTCTAGCCAACGCTACACGCCACCTACGTACTATACCGTGTCACGTAGCTGTGGAAGCCGAGCGTAAAAATCTGCGTAGACAGATGCGAGACATAGACGACTACAGTTCGCGGAAGGTTAGACAGTTGGCTAACGATGTCACCGATGATCTAAGTCGTGGCAATAACTCGCCCTTGGAGCAAGAGTTTAGAAACCTCGTAAATATGGGGCATACATGGCTTGACGCAAACTTTGGTGAGAAGATCAAAGCGTTTATTAATTACAGAGACGAGGACACGTCCTCCGGTAAGGATATGTTTACCGCTGTGTATATCAACATCTCGCCACGCGGTACGCAGTCGGCCAACGTGTACACTAACATGGATGGTAAGGAGTGGAATTGGGAGCCAGACCCAAGCAATCATTACGGGTGCGATGTGGATCAGCTAGACGAAGAGCTTAAACGTAAGGTGTTCACATTGCAGATGGTTGAGCAAGGTACGTTTGTTCCGAATGTCGGCTTTCATGCGCTCGCAGGGAGACTGTTCTATGTCGCTCAAACCTAAAATTATAAATCTTGACACCCCCCTTGACGAGACGGTATATCGCATTTACATACAACCTTCATCGTTTGCTGTCGATGTAACGTGTTTAGGCACAGAGTGTTACGAGGTAGAAAACTTTGGTAAGTATGTAAGTGATTTACCAGATTGGATACAGGGAAAACTAGCGGTGCTTATGATGATGGGGGAAGATGACTATGGTCACGTAATCGAAGGCGTAGGTTTTCGCAAAGACCGTCATGTCTTTTACGTTAGCCATGAGGCTAACCCCGTCAGTAGAGAAAAGTTGGATATGTTGTCGTTTTCCGTGTGCTATAAAATTCCCTTGGAGTGTACGCGCCCTTTAGAAGGAGTTGTAGATGGGTGACACAGAATTAAGCACGTTCCAACAGGCGCAGTTGCGTTGGCTCAAGCGGCAGGTAGACAACCTGCAAGAAGAACAGTGGCGCAATGATGCGAGGCCCCGCGTAAAGCAAGAACTCTTTGCAGCTCGTGAGGAGTTAGATACTTACGTGAAGAACCTTCGTAACGCAGGAGTGAAGATATGACACCGGAAGCGAAGGTAAAGAAGAAGGTAGTACGCATTCTTAAAGATGCGGGTGCGTATTACTTCTACCCTGTGACGGGTGGGTATGGGCGCAGTGGTGTGCCTGATGTAGTGGCATGTCTGGGAGGGTACTTCCTTGGCATCGAATGTAAGGCGGGGAAGAATAAACCGACCCCGCTGCAACAGAAAAACTTGGACGATATAGACACAGCAGGAGGAGTAGCACTGATTATTAACGAGGATAATCTTGGTCTGTTACAGGCCGAAATAATAAAAATTCAAAATGGAGAATAGATAGCCGCAATGGATATCACACACGAACAACTGAAAAAACTTTTTGGCGAAGTAAAAGAAGTCGTTATGATTATGGAGCGTATCCCGCATAATGCAGGGGGCGCAGGGTTTGCTGTCACTACTGAGGGCGCAAGCTGTTTTGTCGGTAAAAATTATATCGAAAACAATAATCTGCAAGAAGGCGATTTCTTTACGGCGCGTGTTGCGCCTAACATGGGTAGCCACAAGGCGAACACCCCCCACAAGGTGGTGGGTAAGGTTGTGCTATTAGACGGGATAGATCCGTTTGACGAAACACCTTCACCGAGGGTGCAGCAAGCTACGCTAGAGGACCGCATTACGGCTCTTATGCGTGACGAAGAACACTCATATCCGCACAGGGTTGGGGAGTTAGCCAGTAAGCTAACTTCTGACACCGCAGCAGTTCAGCTTGCGTTGCAGCGTATGCACACTGCGGGTGAGATATGGGAAGCAAAGATAGAACGTAAGGGTACGCAAACAAAAGCGTCTTACGTTTTGTGGGCGCTCGACGACGAGTGGTTTGCACTTGACTACGAGTGATAAGGATCGGGGGTGCGGCTTGTACGGTCGCACCCTTGAAGAGTTCATCTACGCCATGCACGGCTTGGATGTTGTTTGGAAACCTAGCAAGAGTGGCGAGGAGCCACCATTTTAAAGGAGAATAATTATGGGTAAGAAAGAACAAAAAGTTTGGGCGTATTTGGTAAAACACCCTAACGCAGCGATTACAAAGGTTGCTAAAGCGTGTGGCTGCTCACCATCGTATGTTCACAAATTAAAGCAACGTATCGGCACACCGAAAGAGGTGTTGGAAGAAGTAAATCTAACCGTAACACGCGCCGACGTTCTCGACACAGCTAAAGACTACGTGACGAAGGATCGTGCTGCGGAGCATGGTGACATGGAGAATAACTTCAACACCATTGCACGATACTGGTCTGTGCATCTGGACGCGCAAATAACCCCGACAGATGTTGCGGTTATGATGAACCTTCTCAAGGTTGCGCGAATAAAGTCTAACCCAAAGTCTAAAGATAATTGGGTTGACGGTGCAGGGTACATGGCTTGCGGCGGAGAGATTGCCAGTGCCTTACGTTCGTAAGCCTAGTAAGTCCAAGAAAGCGAAGATTGGGGCGGGCGTCTATGACGCTCGCTTCAACGACAAAAAAGTAACGCTACCCAAAGCACCGTGGGAGGACGACGAAGATGGACATAGTGACGCTGGATTTCGAGACGTACTACGACAAGGAGTACAGCCTGTCGAAGATGACGACTGAAGAATATATCCGCGATGATAGATTTGAGATTATTGGGTTAGCCGTAAAAAAGAACGATAAGCCCACACGTTGGATACAAGGTGAGGAACTCACTACACGTTTCTTATCGCACGTAGACCTCTCGTCCTGCGCTATACTTTGCCATAACACCGCGTTTGATGGGGCGATACTAGGGTGGCGATTTGGTGTGAAGCCGAAACTGTGGCTTGATACAATGTGCATGGCCCGTGCGTTACATGGCACGGAGAAGAGTGTGAGCCTAAAGGCTGTGTCTGAACGCTACGGCGTTGGAGACAAGGGTGATGAAGTTACCCGAGCGTTAGCCAAGCGGCTAACTGATTTTAGCGAAGAAGAAATTGCAAAGTATGCAGAGTATTCCCGCAACGATGTGGACCTGACATACGAGATTTTTAAGTTGATGTTTAGCGGAATAGTTGGAAACCAGTTCCCACAACAAGAGTTACAGCTAATAGATCGCACGTTGCGGATGTTTATCGAGCCTACGCTTGACCTAGATTTGTTCTTGCTGGAGCAACATCTCGAAGAAATACGCGAGCGTAAAGACAAGCTGCTACGCGATGCGAATATAACCGACAAAAAAGATTTAATGTCCAACAATAAGTTTGCGGAGCTACTTATAAGTCTTGGCGTTGAGCCGCCAAAGAAGATCAGCCCGACGACAGGCAAAGAGACTTTTGCATTTGCTAAGTCTGACGAGGCGTTCAAAGCATTGCAAGAGCATGAGAATGATAGGGTGCAGTCGTTGGTCTCTGCACGTTTGGGTACTAAAAGTACCTTGGAAGAAACACGTACCGAGAGGTTTATATCCATTGGCAAACGTGGACTTCTCCCGGTTCCGATTAGGTATTACGCGGCGCATACAGGTCGGTGGGGTGGACAGGATAAGATCAACCTGCAAAACCTGCCGAGCCGAGGACCGAATGCGAAGAAACTCAAGAGCAGTATTATAGCTCCCGAAGGCTATACGCTCATAGATGCGGACAGCGCACAGATCGAAGCTAGAGTTTTAGCATGGCTTGCAGAGCAAAACGATTTGGTTAGCCAGTTCGCTAACGGCGAAGATGTGTACATAAAAATGGCTGCGCGTATATACGGCTGCGAAGAAGAGACCGTTACGAAAGACCAACGCTTTGTAGGCAAGACTACTATTCTTGGTGCAGGGTACGGCATGGGTGGTATAAAGTTCCAAGCTCAGCTAAAAAACTTTGGCTTTGAAATACCCGCCGAAGAAGCCAAGCGGATCATAAGTATCTACCGCAGTATCAACCATAGCATAGATAGACTGTGGAAGGACGCGCAGTTTGCACTGGAGCAAAT